TGTTATTTCACACAAGCCATCCGCAATTAATTGGTTATTTAAATAGAAATCCGAAGTGGGTTTTAAAATCTCAAAAATTATTTGGCGCAGACAAAGTTAGATCCGGAAAGTCAATTGCAAGGGCAAATAAGGGTAAACATACAATTGGCGCAAATGCCAAAGGCGGGTTTGGTGGACATTTTAGAGCGGTACAAGGTTTTAAATATATTGGCGATAAATGAAAAAATTAAATCTATTTATTAGCGGTCAAAAATATTTTGGGGAATTGGTATTGCATATGTGCATACAGGAGGGCCATAATATTGTTGGTGTTTGTTGCCCAATTGGTGACAAATATATTGGAAAACTTGCTGCAATAAATGAAATAAAAATAATACCGGCTGGTCTTTTAAATGCTGATAATTTTCCAAAAAATGTTGATCTTGGAATAACTGCGCACAGTTTTGATTATATAGGAAAAAGAACTCGATATATGCCAAAGTATGGCTGGATAGGTTACCACCCTTCATTATTGCCAAGGCATAGAGGTAAAAGTTCAATTGAGTGGTCGATGAGAATGAAAGATTTTATTACTGGCGGTACTGTATTTTGGTTAAATGCGGGTATTGACCGGGGTGATATTGCATATCAGGAATGGATATGGGTCCCTCCAAAACTTTTTTCAATGGATCCTAAAGACGCGGCGCGAATTATTTGGAGATCTGACTTACAAGATATGGGCGTTAAACTGCTTAAAACCGCAATTAAGGACATTTCACGCGGTATAATTAAAAAAACACCACAAAGGCCCGAAGTATCTACTTGGGAACCGTCAACGGACGTTAAAGACATTTATAGGCCTGATGCTTTAATGCTTAATCAAAAAAATAATTAAAAAAATATTAAATATTTTAAAATATTCTTTATTATTTAAAATATTCTTTATATATTTGGGTATAATTATAAACCAAATAAAATGAATAACACAGACAAACAAACAAAAATTTACAAAAATTGGAACACTCTTAACAACTTAAACTACGAAAGAAAAACATCTTGTTTTGAGGACGTTACAAATTCAATTGACTTTGACAATTTAACTACTGATCAAAAAACTGCAATTTACAATGTTTCAACAAGAACTTTACCAAAATTCGCAGATTGTTTTGAAAGCATTTTTCCAAACAATGACACAGACAACGAGTTAATTTATATAGTATCTCACAGAAATAGAACGTTTCTTGTAAATACTGAGGGTTACACATATTGCAGATATATTGTTGAATTAAAAAATTATTAAAAATGAATTACACAGAGACACTTATAGAATTGTTTTCAGTTGGCTGTATCCTTGACACGGATACGGCCTCTGTTTACCCAATGGACGAAAACGGTTACCCGGATTACAGTTGCCCAATTGAGTTATATGACGACGAGATTAATCAAGAGTGGTTTGATTTTTTGTCTGACGAAGATTACGAAACAGTAAAACCTTTTTTAAAATAAATACTTATGAATAAAAATAAATTTCAAATACAATTAACCGAGGGATCTATTTTATGTTGCTCTTGGGGTTATGATCAAACAAATATTGACTTTTATCAAGTCGTTAGATTAGTTGGTAAAACAATGTGCGAGGTTGTTAAAATAGAGTCAATAATACAAAGTAGCAATGAATATTATGACTTTGTTATGCCCTACCCAACGGCAAAAGGCACAAAGACTTATAAAAGAAAAATTAAATATTGGAGTGAAAGGCCTAGCATTAATATAAGTTCTTTTGAGTTTGCAAGTTTATGGGACGGATCTCCAAAGTCCCAGACGAACCCATTGTACGGCAGATAATCTATAATAACGGGTTCAAATTAAGCGGGTTTTTTAATCCGCTTTTTTTTTGCTTAATTTTGTCAAATGGGAAAACGACAAAATGCAACACTAAAAAAAGCCGAGATGATCAAGGCCTTAGAAAAATCTTTAGGTATTGTTACCAGCGCTTGTAAACAGGTCGGAATTGATCGCACAACGCATTACAGATGGTTACAAGAAGACGAAGATTATAAAAAGGTTGTCAATGATTTAAAAGATGTTACTTTAGATTTTGCAGAAACTTATTTGCATAAGGCGGTACAAGAGGGAAATATTACCGCAATAATTTTTATGCTTAAAACTTTAGGAAAAAAGAGGGGTTACGTTGAAAGGCAGGAAATACAACACGATACAGACATTAGCAGCAAATTAATTGAATGGACACCAGCCACAGACAAAGAATAAAAGAGTTTTGCAATAAACAATTTTATCAGGCCATAAATTCAAAGGCAAGATTAAGAATATTTCAAGGCGGGACGAGATCCGGGAAAAGTTGGAGTCTTCAACAATATTGTCTTTATTTAATGACAACTGAAACAAAACCTTTGACAATATCAATTGTTAGAAAAACGTTGCCGGCGTTAAAAAGATCAGTAATTAGAGATTTTTTACATATCAGCAAAAATCTTGGTATGTATTGGAAAGGCGTACATAACAGATCTGAAAACACTTTTGAATATAACGGCCATACTTTAGAATTTTTTAGTGCAGACGACGCACAGAAAATAAGAGGTAGTGCCAGAGACATACTCTGGTTAAATGAGGGAAACGAACTGCTTTTTGAGGATTACCGCCAGCTGGCAATGAGAACCCGGGGCCACATATTAATTGATTTTAACCCATCGGATCCTATTCACTGGATTTATGATTTAATGGAAAGAGACGACGCAGAAACTTTTTTGTCAACATATAAAGACAACAAATTTTTACCGCCAGAATTAGTTGATGAAATTGAAAGAATAAAAGCAAAAGATCCGGATTATTGGCGAGTATATGGGGAAGGACAAAGAGCAGTTTTTAGTTCAAGACAAATATTTTTAAACTGGCATTATATACCGAAAGCAGATTTTCCAGAATTTGATGAAACAATTATAGGCCTTGATTTTGGCTATACCCATGACGAGGCGGCGGTTATTGAAGTCGGTAAAGTCGGCGACACTTTATATGTTCATGAGTGGTTATATAAAAAAGGAATGACAAACAGAGATCTTGCAAAATTTTTAAAAGAAAAAAATCTAAATAGAAAATTATGCTATTGCGATTCAGCAGAGCCAAAAAGTATTGAGGAGTTACGCCAAATGGAGGTCTTAGCAAAAGGGGCAGTTAAAGGTCAAGGCAGCATAACGGCCGGGATTAGTTTATTAAAAGAGTTTGACATTATTGCATCTATTGAATCAAAAAATTTACAAAAAGAGCAAATGAGTTATTTATGGGAAGAAATGAAAGACGGCACAATAATTAATAAACCTGTTGATCGCGCAAATCATTTAATGGACGCCCTGAGATATTGTGTTTATTCAAAATATAAAAATAGGAATGACTTTTTTGTTGTATAATATAAGAATTTAATATTTTGTATTTTTACAAAAAAATTTACTCAATGGCATCATGGCTCGACAGATTTAGAAATCTAATTACTAAAAACACACAGCAAACAAACCAAAAATATAATCAGGCCATTTATAATTGGCTTGGAGAAAGTATATTGTGGAACCCTGAAAACGACGACACTTATATTAATGAGGGTTACAGAAAAAATGCCACAGTTTACTCAATTATAAATATTATAACAAAAGCCGCGTCAACAATACCCTTAAATATTTACGAGAAAAAAAACGACAACGAACTTAAAAGATATAAGTCAATGACAAGCGGCACTTTTGACTCTGCCGTTTTATTTAAAGCGGAAAGATTAAAAAAACATGCGCTTGTTGAATTAAGCGACACAGATCTTCACGAATTATTAGAAAGGCCAAACCCTGCGCAGTCATACGCAAGTTGGATTAGTGAAATTGTTGCGTTCGGTAAATTAACCGGCAATAGATACATATACGGAATTGGACCGGAAACTGGTGACAACTTTGGTAAATTTCAAGAGTTGTATGTTATGCCAAGCCAAATTATGGAGATTGTTAGCGGCGGTATATTTGAGCCGGTTAAAGAATATAGAATTGAGTATAACGGCGCTTATTCAATACCAGCTGACGAGATCTGCCATATAAAAGACTTTAACCCTTATTACGACGGCACTGGATCACATCTTTACGGACAGTCGCCACTTAAAGCCGGGTTGAGATCCATGACAACAAATAACGAGGCCATATAGTCTGGAGTTAAATATTTGCAAAATCAATCGGCAAGAGGTGTTTTAATGTCAGATGAGGGAGATTTAAATGAAGTACATGCACAACAGTTAAAAGACAAATTCAGACAAAATTTCCAAGGGAGTAATAATGCCGGGGATGTTATTATAACACCTAAAAAATTATCATGGGTTAATTTTGGTTTAAACGCATCAGATCTTTCTTTAATTGAACAATATAACGCAAGTATAAAAGATCTTTGCAATATATATTCTGTGCCGTCACAATTATTAAATAATGACAAGGCCTCAACATATAATAACATGAAAGAGGCGAAAAAAGCACTTTATCAAAATGCAGTAATACCTGAGATGCTAAAAATTAGAGATGAGTTAAATAGATGGCTCGCGCCTAAATACGGCGAGAAATTATATATAGATTTTGATTTTTCAGTTATACCTGAGTTGCAAGAAGAAATGGATAAAGTCGTTGATCAAATGACAAAGGCATGGTGGATTACGCCAAATGAGAAAAGGGCGTCAAT